GCCTGCACGTTTGCGTTGCTGTAGGTTTCGGGCAAGCCAGCAAGCAAAGCACCATTGCCCAGGATATAGTTTCCAGTGATGTTGCCAGTGGCAGATATCTGGCCAGCGATGTTCACGCCCGTGGTGCCAAACACTGCGATGTTGGGTGTTCCACCTACGTCTATCAGGACCTGTGCATTGGGAACCGGGATTGAAACGCCACTGCTGCCGTTGCGCAGGGTGTCGGACTGTGAAGCACCGGTACCGGTGACAGTGAATGATCCTCCCACGGGATTGGTCAGCGTGAGAGCTGTGGCGTTGCTGGTTACTGTGCTGTCGCCCAGGTACAGCGTGTTGCCTGACAGGTAAAGATCGTTCCAGCGCCGACTGGCGCTGCCTAGATCGTAGGTGTTGTTTGCGGCAGGCAGTACATTGCCGCGAAATTCGGTGTTGAAACGTCCAAACACCACCACATTGCTCTGGGTCTGGATGCCAATGGTGACATTGCCGCCCGAGCTTACCACGGTCACATTGCTGGTGCCGTTAGAGATAGCACTACCGCTGCCGTTGGCCACCACACCGGTGAGTCCGGCACCGTTGCCCACAAAATAGGCTGCGTAAACGGTATTGAACTGGCTGTCTGGCGAGCCAATGTTGTACACAGCATTGATGCTGGGTTGGATGGCAGAATTGGCCTGGATGTTGCCTATGCCGTTGCCGGCCAGTACAAGATTGTTGTTTACGCCGGTAACTGTTATGGTGTTACCAGCGATGACCACGTTGGATCCTACCGGGCCGGCGGCATAGATTTCAGTGAAATTTTCGTTGACTGCGGTAAATGCTTCGCGGAGGCCTTCTCCGGTTCCGTCGTTGGCCACATTGCCGGTATTGATTATCTGTTGTGCCATAGATGCATGAGGTCCTTGATAGTATTTACCAAAAACCCGTAGATGCGTTTTTAGGCTATTCTATGGTAGATCAGGCTGGAACCTTCGTTTACAACCAGGTTACCGGTGCTGTTTTGCACGGTCATGGCCACTGTAACGTTGCCGGTGTGGAAGAACCAGCCCGTGATGCGTATAGTGCGAGTGTCAGTGCCGGTCATGCCGTGTGTGACAGCCACATCATCGCTAGCAGTCTTAGTAACAGCGTCAAACTGCGCAGAGGACGTGGTCTGCGTTTCTGTGGTGTATGTACAGCTGCCACTTGCAAAATTCACTGCAGGAGCCACAGTCATGGCCCCATCTGGTGTGACCGGTACATAGGCCTCAAATCGATAGGCCATGTTTGCTTCAGCATCAAACTGCAGGCTGCCCATGGTCACAGGAGTAACACTGCTCACAGTTGCATTTGCTGACTGATATACCACGCGCGGTACACCAATGCCTGATCCGGTCAGCAGCGAAGAAACCGCGCAATTAGAACCTGTGATGTTGGCCGTGACTGCTGCATTGCCAAAACTGGCATTGTTGCCCGTGACATTGCCGGATACCGAAATAGATGATCCAAAAATATCCGTGGTTGTGAGGTTGCCTGTGGCCGAAATCACGCCACCAGTCAGCAAGTTACCACCAGTGATATTGCCCGTGGCCAGGATGCCGTCAGCGCCGGCACTGACAGCGCCCAAGGAAATCACATTGCCCGCAGTGACGTTGCCGGTCACCGTAGCAAGTCCTGCTGTGGCGATGTTGCCGCCTACGATGTTGCCAGTGGCTGTGGCAGATCCTGCTGTGAGCAGGTTGCCTCCAGTGACATTGCCCACTGCGGTTAATGTGGAACCAAAATATCCAGTACCGTTGACCGAAAATAGATGTACCGGTGCAGCATTGCCTACACCTACATTGCCAGTGCTCAACACCACTACTTTTACGGTGACTGCAGCATCTGCGGTCGACGTCAGTATTTCTACGTTGGCATTCCCAGCCACACCTGATGCGATAGAACGTATGACAGATGTCACTCTAGGAGTACCAGTGGCATCACTTGTGTACCATTCCAGCGCACCCAGGACCTGGCCATCGGACACGGTGTCATCTGTATCTTCAAATCTTATTGTGGGCTGTGCTACACTGGCATCACGTGCGATCAGGATGTTGCCCACAGTGCGTAGATTACCACCGTCAATGTTGCCGGTAGCGGTGACCCGTCCAGCAGTGTTGACATTGGCTCCCGTGATGTTGCCCGATGCAAAAATCAAGCCGGACACTGCAACACCAGTGGTACCAACGTCTACTACGTCGTTGACGCCGCCCACACTGATCTGCACATTGCCGTCCGGCGTGGTAATTTCTACATTGCTGGTACCGTTGAAGATGCGATCTGCGTTGATGTTACCGGTAAGCACAGCATTGCCCACCACGGTGAGATCGCCCGTGACAGTGGTAAATCCCGAATCCAGCGTGATGCTGTCGCCGCTGTTGAGAGTTTGTATGGTGTAATCACCGCTGACACGCTTGATGGTTGACATTCACAGATCCTTTGGTGTATTTATTCGTGCCAAGAAGTCTGGGAGGTCAAGGCTGGTGAGATTGCCCGCAGATCGAAAATCTGGTATATCTGCTGTGGACTCGCCCATGACCCGCACAAACTCTCTGTCCCGGAAATCTCTAGTGATCTGCAGGATCTGGCGCACCCAGTTTCCAGTAAACGTGGGCCGGGCTGATGATCGCTTATAGAATTCGGTATCTGCGTACACATTGTTGAAGCGATCATTCGCCAAGGGCCCGAGGTCGAATCCCAGCAAATAGATACGCCGGCAACCGTCCAGAGCTGCTAGACCCACGGCAATGGGGCCAGAACTGAACCCATAATAGCTCTGCGGTACCCTCAAAGCGCCGCGGCCTGGCGTGGGTTTCCTGGTGTACATGCGATTGTTTATGGCGTAGCCTTCCTCTTGGATACGGCTGCTGATGGGTTTGTCGGTGCTGACCAAGACATCTGGCGTGAATTCACGGTACAGCGCATTGCACCCGTAGATGGCACCGAGACCACGGAGATCATGTAGATTCACTGCTAGCCGGCTACAGCCATTGCCCAAAACAAATGCCACGGTCATAAAAAATCCTCCCTGTATGTAGCAGGGAGGATAGAGACAGCTGTGGTTTTACGAATTGTAGTTTTCTACGATGCCCAAGGCCACAGTGCCGGCGGAACCAAAGAATGTTCCTGTGCTCTGTGCTGTGCCATTGGTGGCATCTTCTGCACCAGATTTTTCCACGGTACCTTCGTCTGTGAAGAAGTTGGCTACCACGACACCTTCGCCAGAGTAGGTCACAGGACCCACGTTGTTGCCGGTTCCACCATAGGTGCTCAGGCTGGTACCAGCGGCATTCACAAATCCGGTCCAGTCACGCACAAACTTGTTGGTGAGTTTGGAAACTGTGACTGCAGTGGAATCACTCAAGGTGTAGGTGATGTTCATGGAGCCTGCTGTGAGATTGGTATCTGTGAGATTGGCCAAGACACACACGCCCACGGCGTTGACACGACCTGTGCCGGTGTTGGCCAAGGTAGCTGTGGCTGTAAAAATCGTGCCCACGGCAGCCGATCCTGTGACACCATAGCTGGCCCAGTCTGTGTCGCCAACCACGGTGATGCGGTAGGCGTTGCCAGAAATCAAGGCAGTACGAGCAGTTGTTCCGCCCACGAGATATTTGTGCGCACCTTTTTGACGTATGATGTAACCATCTTCTTCTGCAGCAATGCCCGTGATAAACACGCGGCACTTTACAGTGGGAAATGTGGCGGTGTCAACTGTGTTAGAGCCGCCCACCACACCCAGGAACTGTGTGCTGTTGAGAGTGTCGGCTGAATTGTATACCGGTGCGGTGAGCGAGCCAAAGTTTGGATAACCGTTGTCGACACCGGGATTGGCGGTAGAAATGATTTTTTGTGTTTTGAGAGGACGTCCCATTTGTTTTCTCCTTAAAGAAGTCCGATGTGGGTTCTAGCCACTACGCGGCGGGGTTAAAGCCGCATAAGACGCACTGTGCGTCACGAGTATTTAGCAAAAAGCCAGGATACCCCATCACAGCAGTTAAATATCCAGCAATGAACACAGAACTACTGGTAACCCAAGGAAATCAACATCGCGAAAACGGCGATTACGCAGCAGCACTGCAATGCTACAGCCAGGCCTTCGTGTTGGATCCAGATTCAGCCGCGGCCTTCAACAACTACGGCAATGTCATGCGCGAAATCGGCCATCCGGAACGTAGCATTCCGTTCCTGGAACATGCGCAGATACTGGATCCTGGATCAGTCACAGCAAGATTCAATCTGGCCGTGAGCCGCTTGCTCATGGGCGATCTTGAGCGAGGCTGGCCGGCCTACGAAGCACGCTGGCACTATGAACATCTGGCCGGCACCGAGCCCCAGTTTGATCGACCTCGATGGCAAGGTCAAGACATCCGAGACCGCACCGTTCTCGTGGTAGGCGAACAAGGACATGGTGACAACATACAGTTTGTGCGATTCCTGTACAATCTGCATGTGATGGGAGCCAAACTCCGGCTCCAGGTAACCGATGGTCTCATTCCCTTGCTGGCGCCCAGTCCCATCATAGAGCAAGTGGGACGATACACCGACGACATGGGAGAATTTGACTATTGGGTTCCCATCATGTCGATCCCAGGCATACTGGGCGTGACCTTGGAGAATCTAGCCCGGCCTACCTGTTATCTCAATGCAGATCGGGCACTGGAGCGAGAATGGCTGGAGCGCCTGGGAGCAAAGACTCGCATGAGGATCGGCATCAGCTGGTCAGGACGTAGAGATGCCTGGCTCAATCGCCACAAAGGCATCCCGTTTGATGTGATCCTGGCGTTTGTGCGGCGGCATCCACAATATCAATGGATCAATCTGCAGATCGATGCCACCGACGAAGAAAGTGCAGCCTTGGGCGCGGCCGGAGTCACGCTTTATCCCGGTACCATACGAGGTTTCCAGGACACAGCAGCCTTGATGGCACACTGTGACATAGTGCTCACGGTAGACACAGCAGTGGCGCATCTTGGAGCCGCCTTGGGTCGACCCACCTGGATCATGTTGCAGCGGTTCGGCGTTTGCTGGCGCTGGTTACTGAACAGGGATGATTCACCATGGTACGCCACAGCACGCTTGTTCCGACAACCGGATTTTGGTCGATGGGATCTGGTGCTGGCTCGAGTGAGTGAATTTTTATCTTGGTATAAAGTCTAGGGTTGGTAGCGTACAAGCTCGCCGGTACCGGGATCAAAATACAATGGATCAAGACCGGTGACATCTGACACCACACGCACATTGCCTAAAAAAGTTGCTGCACCTGTTACCTGTATGACCTTGGTAAGTGCACCAGCTGCGTTGCCAATGTAGACGTCATTGGTGTTGACGTTCACAGTCATTTCGGCTGGCCGGGCGTTACCATTGTAGTTTGCCACAGTTTCCTGCGCGTTGTCTTTCATTACTGTGCGACTGATGCCGGTAAGATCGTCGTAGGGAGGAGGTGGATTGGCCATGATTGACTATTTAGCTGGTGGCCTGGCTGCAGCGGAGACCGTGCCAGCGGGGGTTAGGATTGTTTGTTGGCATGGTATGCCTTGAGTGCGGCAGCGATCTTTGCTCTTTGTTCTGGTGTACGTTTTTGTCCTCGTTGTTTTACTACTGTTTTTGCGATCGCTTCGGCGCTGCGTTTAGTAGGATTGGCGGCCTTGGTCGCTCGGATCTTGGCTTTTTGTTCTTCACTCATTGGCACACCTTTGTTGATAGGAATCTTGCCTTTATTGGCTTCTCCTATTTTTCTCGCACGCTCTTCTGTACAACCTTTTCCGTACATTGGATTGTTGGTCCCAGATTTCAGTTTTGACATGAGCGCTCTGTATTCTGCTGTTTTGTTTTTAGAATTCAGTTTGGGTTTGCCTTTTTGCGACTCGCTCAAGTTCTTTTTATGTTCTTCGGTCTTGGGCTTGTCTTTGTGATAATCGCTGATCTTCTTGCGGTTTTCCTCTGTGGGTACGATGTATCCTGCCACGTTCTGGTTGATCCAACGATCATCATGCAACACTTTACAGCGTCTTAGCACACGAGTCTCCCAGGCCACTGCTTGCTCTTTGGTCTCAAACACACGGCGTATTTCGATATCAAAACTATCCCGACCAGTGTCTTCTATTAACTGCTGTACTTTTGGGCTGCTGGTAAAGTAGTGCTGCCACAGGTCTTGTTCTGGTAATACTTTGTTTGCGGCACGCATACCGTAATACACACGGTTGGTTGGTCTGTGTTTGATCAGATAGGTATAAGGTTTCATGCTGTTATTTAGTTACTAACTGCAATTTCACCTATTTTTGCAAGCCAACAAAAAACCCCACCGAAGTAGGGTTTTTTGATTTTGTCCAACAACTTCTCGGTTTAGGAGAATGACAAATTGGATACGGCTATCTCGCCAACATAGTCGCCCGCATTACCGAACGAAGATGCAGTATTTGTCAACTCGATGTACCCATAGCGAGTCATAAAGCTCACGACTGGCTCAAACGTTGTGGGATCAAGCACAACGCCGGAGCTCATCAAGGGGATATAGGGGCAGTAGAACGCAGGAGCGTCAGCCTCTGACGAACCCTTGTAGCCAACCAGCACAGGTGTGGTGTCCGAAGCATAGCTGTCAACGAACACACGCATGGCGCCGTTCAAGGTACCAACAAACTTGGTGTTGGTGGGAGCTTCGAAAGTACCTTCTGTGGTACGAGCGAAAGCACTAGTTGTAGCAGACTGCAGAACAGTCAGTGCAGCAGAGCTAACAACAGCGTAGTTACCAGCGCCACGACGTGTACGTTGGGCGATCAGGTTAGCAACACGGTTGATG